ATCATCATAATTTATATTTCCTTGATTGTCTTCGTGGATAACACCAAAAGCAGAATTAGCAATTAATGCTGCTATGTTGTAAATAGTGTCAGCGTCAGCTCCTCTATTTTCCATTGTGTAGAGTCCAGGAGTATCAATCTCGCCAAGTCCAATATCAGCGGCATTAGTCCATGTTTCAGTTGGATCATATCCAGCCCATGTTTCACCAGCAGGTAATTCATTCCAAGAATTTAAAAGCAAATTATCTAATAGATCAAGTATTTGATTGCCATCTTCATCTTGAGATAAAATGCCATCAGTAATTGTTTTCTGGAGTTTAGCCAACGCTCCTACTGCAATCAAGGTATATCTAATCTCAGTTCCAACTGCTCCTGAGTTACCAACCTCAACAGTCAGATCTGTAATGTTTCCACCAAACAAACTTACATAAGTGTTTGTTGAATCTTTAACTTGCAAAGCAATTCCATCATTCACATCAAAACTATAAGTTTGATCATTTAATGCCACAATTGTGATCTGCATATAAGATGCAACTGGTTGAGAATAAATATCTTTACGACCAGAATTATGGCTTATATTGGCGATAGTTACATTTGTGTAATCAGTTCCATCAACTGTAAGTTTCCAATTAGGAGTGAATACTGTCATTAACCAGCCCTAGCCCTAATTTCTGCAAGACTTAAAGTTCCTCTAGAATCTGACTGAGTTTGAATATCTGACAAAACTCTATTTAATCCCTCTGGATCTACCACCGCGCCTGATACATAAATGTTTGTAACATTTCCAGATTGACCAAATGGAGTTCCACCTAAAACTGGTGTTGGCATTAAACTTCCTGCTTGTCTTTCAAGAACTTCAAATTCTTGAGTTAATTTTTTGAATTGTTGTTCTGCTGCTTTTTGTGTTATGCCATTTGTTTTAACTTGAAATGTTAGATCAGTAAAAGCATCATTAACGCTTGTTAAGCGCTTTACTAAATCTAATGCTCCAGTTGCACCTAAAATACTAGTTCCACCAGCACCAGCACCAGCAGCTATTGCAGCTGTATAATTTTTTACAAACCCAGCATCTTTTTCGCTTTGTGTCATAAAACCATTGTTTGAACTTGTAGCAGCTCCAGCTTGATAGCCACCTGTAAGCCCACTACCACCACCACCAGTTCCAATTTGTGGAATGTTTACTCCTGGAATTTTATTTGCTCCACGAATTAAAAAGTTAATTGCATCTATTGCTTTGTTAATAAGATTACCAATAACACTTAAAACATTTGCTATAACATTGATAACAATTGCTGCTATGTTGCCAATTACATTTAATGCTGCTCCAATTGTGCTGCCAATAATTGGTGCTAAGGATTGAACCACTTTAAAGAAATTTTTAAACTCATCAATGTTTTCTGTTATTGCTCCCTTAATATCACCAAAAGCGTTTTTTGCTCCATCGATAATTGGTATCAAATATGACTTAATAACATCAACTACATCAAATATACCTTCTGATAATCCACCAGCTTTACCAGTAAAAGCGTTGGCAATAGATTGAATTACTGGCAAAAACTCCTGAGAAAATATAGTGGTCATCTTTAACACAATAGGCAGTAATGCTGTTCCAATTTCAGTTTGAATGTTTTGAATCTGTGCAGTAAGAATTCTTTGAGAGTTAGCCAAACCATCTGAGGTTCTTTCAAAGTCGCCTTGAGCTGCTGATGTTTGTCTATAAATTAATTCTTGAGCAGCTAATACTTTTTGCTGTGGAGTTAATGCTTCCTTTGTTGTTTTGATGATACCTAAACCAAGAGCTGCCTGTCTTAGGCTTGCATCGTCTAGTAATACTCCATAACGGCGTAAAGGTTCTGTTTCGCCTCTTAGGGCTGCTCCAATGGCTTGAATAGCATCTTCTGGAGATGTGTTATTAAATGAGGCTAGATCTGATGCTAGACCTACAAAGTCAGTTGAAAACTTAACAAGATCATCACCAGCTAATCCAGCGGACTTTCCAAAGATGGCAAATGTTGATGCAGCATCTAGTGCCTGTTGTTTAGTTTGACCCAATGATGTTGCAGCTGTTGCTGCGAACTCCTCAACCTTTGAAGCACTATCACCAAAAAGAACGCCAACTTTTGAAACTGTTTCTGATAAATCTGAGGCTGCCTTAACTCCATCAATGGCTACTTTTACAGAAAAGGCTGCAACAGCAGCAGTAGCAGCAGCTAAAGCTAATCCTGCTTTCTTGCCAAAGTCGCCTAACTTATCGCCAAAAGATACTGTTTTCTTTTCGCTCTCATTCATTCCCTGAACAAATTGTTTTGTTTCAGCTAGAATTTCGAGCTTGAGGGTGCGGAAATCTTTAGCCATTAGTTACCCCAAACCTTGACAACATCATTCATTTCATTAGTCCAGCGTTGAGTTAATTCAGGCTGAATGTCGCGAAGCGTCGGATAGATAAACCAACCTCTTGATCCGCCACCGTAACGCCCTGACCATGCAGGAAATTGTTTATACTTGCCTGATCCAAATTCAAGTCCTCGCCAGAGCATTTGAGTTGTTGCTCCACCACTAAAACGCTGACCTGCAAATCCGTAAGATAAACGACCAGTTTTTGATGTCTTGGAAACACTTGCACCATCGACAACTCTTTTAGTTCCTTTGGCTGATTTTTCTCGTTTAGCACCTGCTTCAGCGATTTCACTTTTCGCGTAGTTAGCCAAATCATAAGAGATATTCTTAGCCTGAGCAGTTGCATCATCGCCCATAAGAGAAAAAGCTTTGGCAAGTTGGCGCAGTTCTTTTTTGGAGTATGCGCTAAGCCCATCATCTGCCATTCCTTTTCTCCAATATCTCAATCGCGGTTAATATGTCGTCTGCATCAGTCCATTCACTCATTGGTATTTGTGTGGCTATTGCCAACTCAACCAATATTCTGTTTAGACTTCCTGCTGGATGACTTTTGGGGACACATCACCGACAATTACATCGGCAACTGTTTCACACCATACATCAAAGGCTTTAACTGGTTTTCCTGATGCTTCTCGCTTATGTGCATGATAAGCAAGAAACATAAGATCAGAAATGCCCATTTTTTCTTGAGCATGGGCAATAGTGTTCCCAGTTTCCTTTTCCCACTTTCGCCACTCTGGGGGTTGGGCAATATAAGTTGCTTGCTCCCCAGAGCCCATATATTCAATTGTTATAGATAATTTCATTTGTTTGCTCCCGTTTTATTTCTTAACTAAATGATTCTGCTGGTGTTCCAATTACTTGGAATGATAGTGAAACTGTTTGTGCATCTGGTGCAGTTCCGCCTGCTGATGGAAAGTTTGGCAGGATTTGGAATGTAAATGTTGCTCCAGTTGCAGCTGTTAATACTGTGCTGATTCCTGTGTTAGGTGCTGATTCCGCAGCGTTCCATAGGATTTCGCAAAGAGATCCTGCAACGCCCCAATCTGCAAGCATTTCAACATCGAAAGTAAAGTTATCATCGATAACCTTAAATGATTTGCCATCGAGTGTTTCGTATGTAACGCGATTTCTCTCGCCTGATAGTGTTGCTGTCGTTGCTTGTGCATCGAAAGTGTTACCGCCGATTGTGAAGGTAACATCCCGACCCGTAATTACGGTGGTAGGCATTTTCGCTCCTTAGGTTGTTTGTGTGTAGTAGGTTGAAACATTTATATCAGAGATCAACATAGTTGATGCTCCAACTTGTGTAACTGTTGGTCTTTCGACCTCTCCGACAATATACCCATTTGGGATGACTGCCAGAATGCTCATTATTAATTGCTCGATGTTATCGAGTGATGCAGGATTGCTGTTATAGGCAACAACCGCTGAAATAGTTAAATTAACTTTGCAACGAACTTTTGATTTGCCAATTGTTTCAATTTCAAGATACGGTGAATCTGGAATGCACACCACAGCTGGAGGAATTACGGACTCTGGAACGAAGGCGTAGACATTTCCCAAAACACCAGAAAGAGCTGTGGCAAGTGGTTGTCTAACTGCTGAAAGAATAGTTGATGCTGGCATTTATTGACACATGCTTTCGGTGTCCATGTAACTGCCTAAGATCCCAACACATTTATTGAAAAGTGATCTGCCCATGCGAAACGGAGTTGAAGTGAAATCTACTCCTTCGATTTGTCCTCCACCTGCAAGTCTGGCTTGGAAGACTTCGACTGATACTGTGTAGACAGCTGATTGAACAGCTGCGTTTCCAACATAAGTTGATGCTCCAGATAAAGTTGCGACTCCAGATGGAATAACATTTGCTTCGATGATGTCGGCATTTGTGATTGCAGCTGAGAAGGTATATTGCCCAAGATTTTCTGCAAGTATTGTTCTTGTTCCATTGTAGGGGCTTCCGCATCCTGTGATGACAACGGATTGATTTTCGGTAAATTCATGTATTCCTAGTGTAGTAAAAGTAGCGACATTATCAGTCAGCGATACTTTCTCGATTGGGCTTTTGAATGTAACAAGCATTGGCAGGATCGTAATTTCAGCCGTGTCAATAATTTGGTTTAGATAAGTGTCATCATAAAGAGCGGAAGATACGCCAAGCACACTCCTTAACTGACTAGCAGAAATAATAGTAGGCAAAGCGCACCTTCCTCTCTAAACTCCCATTAATGGATGCCTGTGATCGGGAGCAACCACAGGCACTCAGTTAAATTAAGCTATGTCTAGTTTACGGAAGGCTGTTGGGTAGCGATTAACTACTGCAACATAACCATATAATCCAATTTCAACACGACCATTCGCAACGATATTGGCACGAATTTCAAAAGTGCCACTTTCGTGGAATCGCATTGCTTGTGAAGGATAAACTAAAGCAACCTTTGCGTTGCCTGTGTTACCTGTGTAGTTAGGATCTACAACTAGATCAAGTCCTGCGACTGTTCCATTTGTTGAACCTTGTGAAACTAATCCAGCTGCATTTTGTGGAGCAGCTGCTGCAAATAGAGGTCTTTGTGAACCATCTACGGCTCCAAGAATGTTAGCAAAATCGATATTTACATATCCACCTGAAGGTGCAACTAACAATTTGCTTGGTGTCATTCGCATTACATTGTAGGAATCAGCAATTCCATCTGCAATAGACTTGTAAAGTGTTGAACCTGTTGATGAATCTGCACCATCTGCTGCGATTTTTGATGCATAAGCATCTGTCTTTTGTGCGTAAGATGCTGCCAACTCACGGATTAAAAGATCTAAAAATGATGGGTCAGATCTATCAAGGACTTCTTGATTTATCACATTTGCGCCCGCGAACTTAACGATGTTATCTTCTTGAAAAGTAACAGCTGTATCTTGAGATGCATATTCAACACCCTCAGCAGTTAATCCTACAATGGCTTGCGCTCCAAGCACAGGCGTGAAGATTTTAAGCCCAGATGGAGGAAGCGGTGCGCGCTCGATGCTATCAATAAATGGTCTTGATGAATCAATTACGCCAATAACATCGCGTAAGTAATTTGGTGGAACCATTCCTGTGTTTTCTGAAACTGTTCCAATTGCTAATGCTGCAAGTAGATCGCGTGCATCGTTGTCGCCTTGAATTGCACGAATCTGTGCTGCTGCATATTGTCCTGCTGTAACATTTGTATCAACGCGTGGCTTTGTGTATGCCATGTAGTTGGCTGTTACAACTGGAGCCTGTGTCGCTTCTACCGCTTCGGTTGCGATAGGAGCCTCAGAAGTAATTTCTGACACTTTGTTCTCCTTTGTTGTGGTTTCCTCAGCGGTTGCTTCGGAATTCTCTGGTGTTTCACTAGCTGCAACTTCAGCAACTCTTGCGCTGTCAATTGCAGGATCTGTTACAAGTGAAACTTCCTGAAGTGTGCTTGATTTAATTCTTAGCACGCCTTCCTCATTTTTCCATTCATTAATTTTTACACCCACGCTAAATCCATCGCGAAGCCCAGTTGCAGCCTCCTCCAATGCATCATCCGCACGAAAAGTTTTGGCTAAACGAAATGTAGCCTCTAAACCTGTATCTGTTGAAGTTATGTCAATCAATTTTCCTAAAGGTTTGGTTGTTTGATGCTCAAGCAATAATTTGACAGGCTTTGAGAAATCAATGCTGTCTTTTTCAAATACTGTTAATCCTGCGCTGGTTGAACCCTGCTCATCCCATGTAACGATCTTTCCTGAGATTGTGCGCTTGTTTGTATCAGCAGCTGTTATTTCTATTGGGAAATTAATCTTCATCGGATTAAGTCCTCCTCCTCTTGGATTTGCTCAATGCTCATTGCACCGACGCGGTTTAGGATTTCATAAACTTGAGCACGCTCTAATGCTGAACCTCTCAAGAAATCATCAATATCAAATCTGGTTTCAATTCCATTAGGACAGAAATCAGATTGAGATAATCTTTGTTCAATTGCAGTTAAGATTGGTCGAAGTGAGAAATCAATTAATGCTTTTCTTTCAGCAGTCATGTTTGAATAAGTCATTGAAGTAGTTTCAGCAGATATGAAACTTGCAGGAATTCCTGAAGCCCTCGCAATTTCTAAAGCGAGGTATTGACGGGCTTCATTCATTTGGAGCGATTTGGGATCGAAGCCTAAAGTTTGTAATTCAACATCAGCATTTAAGAATGCAGTTGCTCTTGTTGATCTTGACAATTTCCAAGATTCTAATAACTTTGTAATTCTTTCTGGAGTTAAGTTTGTGCCATTTGATTTAAG